CGAACTGTATGCAGGAAACTTTGCAGATCCAGAAAATATTGGCGTTTCGTTCAAACCAGATACTGACGGAGGACACGACTTAGGTAGTGCTGACAGACAATGGGGCGATGCTTATATTAAAGATTTCCTTTATATAGGAGGTGTTAGATTAAGTGCTGACACCAACGGCAATTTAATTGTATCAGGAACAGCATTTCTTAAGGAAAACTTGCAAGGTGATATTTTTGCAGACGATAGCACACAGGTATTTGATAGTGCAACTGGAACATTCACCGGAGTATTTGAAGGCGTGTTTGACGGTGAATTAAATGGTAGTGTTTATGCTGACGATAGTACATTATTAGTAGATGGCGTCAACGGTACAATTCCAGGATATATCAGTATAGCAACACTACAATCAATTGCAACTGCAAGTGCAGACTTTTCTGATTTTCAAACAAGGATAGCGGCGCTATAAAGAGATACGATAAATATGTTTAACGATAGGAACTTAAAGAATGGCAAATAGATTTCCACTAATTATTGATACACAAGATAACAAAATTAAAGAGCTTCCAAACGGTGATTCTTTAACTTTAGAAAACGGTGGTATTGTTAATTGCTCCTTTATTGAAACTGGTTCCATTACAGTGGGCGGCACAGTAATTGCACCGTTTGATGGCAGTTACACCAGTCTAAGTGATAGACCAACAATTCCTACAGATTTAAGCCAACTTACAGATGCAACTAACCTGTTAACGCAAAGTGTGTCGTTTGCCAACATTACATCTAAACCAACAACGATAGCAGGTTATGGTATAACTGATGCATTTAGCGGATCATATAACGATTTATCCAACAAACCTGTAATTCCAAATGATGTAAATGATTTGTCAGATGTATCAAATTTATTGTTTGATGGAAACTTTGCAAGTTTAACTTTCAAACCAACAACAATAGCAGGATATGGTATTACAGATGCGTTTGACGGTACGTGGGCAAGCCTTACTGGTAAGCCAACTATTCCAACTGACGTTAGCGAACTTAATGATGTAACTAATATTATTCCTAGCATACTTACAGACTTGGGCATATCAGATGGCACAGTAGGACAAGTGCTAACAACTAACGGTGCAGGAGTATTTACATTCCAAGACCCAGGTGATCAAATAGGTAACTTTACACTTTCAGCAAGTACAATAGACACTGATGATTCAAGCGGTATTTCAATAGTGCCAGCTGTAACGGCAAACAGTGATTTGACTGTTCAAAATAATCTTACAGTAGATAACAATTTAATAGTTGCTGGAGATATAATTACAACTAACGCAGGAACACCTGAAATAGTTTCGTCTACAGAAATTTATCTTACTGCTACAAACAAGGTCATCGTTACACAAAGTCCAATCAAGATGGCATCATTTACAACCACTGCAAGAGATACATTGACAAGTGAAAATGGAGATATGATTTATAATACTACAACACACAAATTCCAAGGTTATGCTAACGGAGTTTGGGTGGATCTACATTAAGGGGTACTTATGACAGAAAAGTATTATACTGTTGCAACTAAGAGTGCAGATCAATTTCAGACTATCCATGATTATCTAGTGCAAGATGGTTCACCAGACGCTGGTATACCTGCAAGGTGTATCAATTGTGCAGACGAAATGCAACACAGTGGAACTAGAGGAATATTTTCATTAACAGAAGAAGAAGCAGCAGAACTCAGAGCCAGGAGTGATATTGAATACGTAGAACTTGCTACTCAATACAACAAAGATGTTTACAAAGTAGATCCTGATCAACTTACATGCGAAGTTCCTTCTAAATACAGATACAGTACTACAACACGTAACTATATGCAGTTTAGTGGCGTCACTCCAATAACACCTACTGTTACAGAACTTAATAGAAGCTCCAGTCAATTATACAGAATGAGTCAAGAGCTGACTCCTTGGTTTGGAGCATCTAATACAAGTGTACTAACAAATAGAAATGCACAACGAGGAAGCGGCAAAGACGTTGATGTCGTGGTTGGCGATAACGGATCGTGGATTGGCCATGTTGAATTTATGATGGGTGTTGTTAATGCTGAGTATCCTGCAGATTTTATTGCAGGTAATACTTTAAGTAGACGAGATGGGTCAACAAGTAACTCTACATGTAATGTGCTAGATATGGTACTTGACAGTCCTTATTACTTAGATCCTACATGGTTTAATGCTGATCCTGGAAACAGATTAGAAACTAGATGGGATGGCACTGTTGTTCCTGTTGAAAGCGTAGCAAGAGCATGGTGGGCAAGTGCTGCTGGTCGTAGTGTAGATTTTCCAGACTTTGGTGGAGTAGTTATTGATACTCTGTATACAAGAGTAGCAGCACATGGTTCAAATACAAGTTTGCCTAGCGACGGAACACACGGAACTCAATGTGCTAGTTTGACTTTTGGTAGAACACACGGATGGGCATATAATGCTAACAAATGGGTTATAGATGCTTATAGCTCTATTGGAATTTGGTTTGAAGAATACTTTGATGTAATGAAAATATTCCATACGTATAAACCTATTAACAGTGCCTATGGAACAAAAGATCCTACTATAAGTTCTAACAGCTGGGGCTTCCGTACACAACCTCGTTCATCAGGTTACTACAATCACAGAGGAACAGATATAAGTTATTCTACAGACAGCACTAGTCCACAAATTATGCGAGTAGCTTCAACCTCGGGTGACGGTCGTATGAAGCACTTCTTTAAACCACAAGGATATCTTACAGCAGGTCAAGAACTTATTGACAGTGGTGTAATATTTGTAGGTGCAGCAGGAAATGACAGTCAGCAACAAACTAAACCTGATCATCCTAATTACAATAACTTCCATAATAGCACAACAGGTGCTACATGGGATCAAACCAGTTGGACTGAACTAGGTGGGGCATCAGCATATGCTACTACTAACCGTCCAGGGTTCCCTCAACAAATTGGCGGGCCTACACAAGACGATTTATTTCCTGTTATTATCATAGGCGCACTTGATGATGATTTCTCTGGAGGTGCGGAGAACAAAGCATACTATAGCGATTGCGGACCGGCGGTTGACTGTTTTGCAGTAGCAGACGGCACTATAGCTGCTACTCCAGGAACCTATGGCAGTGATATTCCTAGATATGACAATTCATATAGTGGTGGAACTATTACTTCTAGAGACGTATATTTTAATGGAACTTCAGCTGCATGTCCTGTTGCTTGCGGAATGATCGCAACACTATTAGAACATAACAGAGCTTGGGGCTGGCGAGATGTAAAAAATTACATCAAAACAACAATTAACCCACAGACTACAACTTATTTTACTGGGCAAAATAGTGACTGGGATTCTGCTACCGATTCGCGATGGATGGATACAACTAATTTAGCGGGTGCAGATCCTATAATACTTTATGAAACAGCATATGAAAGTACTAATGATATACCTATACCTCGCAAGTTAATTCAGAACCTAACACTAAAAGGTAATATTAACATTAGGTTTAGAGAATAAATACTGTAAGGAGCAGGTAATGGCTATTGAAAGAATTAATGTAGGACAAATTGCAAACGACGGAACAGGTGATGATCTTCGTGAAGCAATGATAAAAATTAACACCAACTTTGACGATCTGGATACACGTTTTCCTGAAGCAGCTACAGGTACTAATCTAGGAACTGTTGGTGAAGGTATTTTTTCAAATGCAGTTAACAGCGAATTGAGATTTAAAAGACTCATCGCAGGTAACAATATAACCCTTACTAGCAATCCAAACACAATAACAATAGATGGTGCAACAAGTTTAGATCAACTCATTGTTGTATCAGACGGCGGAACACTCACAGTTGAAAGAGGTCAGACAATGGCCATCAACGGCGGTAACGGAATCGTTACAAGAGTTAGTGGACAAAATCTAGTAATTGATGCTAACGCTGGTGTGTTAGCAGCTGACACAGCACCGCAGCTTTCTGCAACATTAGATGCAAATAACCAAAACATAACTAATGCTGGTTATGTTACAGCTACACAATTTAATGGCGCACTAGAAGGTTTAGTGTACGGTGTTGATATTAGAACAATTTCTGGGTTTTACACAGATTTTGAATTTGGTGAGTTCCTACCAGAGTATACTAGCATCATTCAATGGTTACAAGGACAAGTTGATGTTGACTTTGGTACTTTTATTGCACCAGGTCTTGTCGCAGGAGAAGTGGACGGCGGCACCTTTGCATAAGTTTTTCCGATAAATATATAAAATAGGAAAACTTCATGGCAAACTTTTGGACAGCATTATCCGGAACAAAATTAACAACTTTGCAAGAAAGTGTAACCGCGACGGTTGCTTTACCTCTCTCTGAGCCGTTAGCAACTACACAAATTATAAGCGGAACTGTTCCAGCAGGAATGCGGTTAAAAAATAATCAGATTGAAGGTACGCCATATGAAGTATCTCGCAACACAGATTATAAATTTGTAGTCAGAGCAACATATAATAATCAAATAAGTGACAGAACATTTATAATAGAAGTTCAAGGTGCAGACGAACCAGAATGGATCACTGACGAAGGTCTGTTACCTATTGGTAATAATAACACTTATTACATACTTGATAGTAGTCCAGTAGAGTTTCAATTATTAGTTAATGATACAGATATATTTGCAGGACAGCAATTAGAGTTTTTTATAAGTTCAGGAGACGGTGTTCTACCTCCTGGTATTACCCTTACACCAGATGGCAAACTTGTAGGTATTGTTGATCCTATCCTAGCTATAGAAAAAGTCACCGGCAGTGGTTCATATGACATAGGAGGATTTGACAGTGTAAATAATCCTTACGACTTTGGTATTAAAAGTTCAAACGGTTTTGATAGTTTCTTCTATGACACAACAATTTATGATTTAAGTATACCTACTAGATCTCCAAAAAAATTAAATAGATTTTACGAATTTATTGTTAGCTGTAGTGACGGTGACACATTAGCCAGAAGAAAATTTAGAATTTATGTAGTAGGTGACGACTTCTTGCGTGTTGACAATACTATCATGCAAGTTGGTACAGGTATCTTCACAGCAGATAATACGCACATTAGAACACCCATTTGGTTAACACCTAGAGACTTTGGTTATCGTAGAGCCAACAACTATGTAACATTGTTCTTAGATGTTATAGATCCTAACAGTTTGAGTGGAGTTGTAACTTACACTTTAGAAACTACAAACGACGACGGCTCTCCAAGTATTCTTCCTAATGGAATGAGGATTGATTCAACCACAGGAGAAATTGCAGGTAGAGTTCCTTATCAACCTAGTGTAAATCAAAAATATACATTCACTGTTACAGCCTCTAGATATGGGCCATCAACAACAACAGAATTCGTAACTATTAGGATTTACGAAGATGTTGCTGTAGGTTCTTCACAAATTAAAATTTATAAAAATCCTAATATAGATGATCTATTAGGATTAAACATAAACATAGGTAGCGGAAGCTATACAGTCACTGGTATTCAAACTAACAATCAAGATTATGATATTTTAGACATAGGTGAACCTGTAAAGGTAACAGTATATGAAACTGCATCAGTAGGATCAAATCAACTTGAAATTTTTAAATTAGGTAGACCTATTACAGAAACGCTGATAGGCCAAACGTTCCAAACTGGCGCACAAGCAGTTACTATTTCATCTGTAGATTATAATGAAACAGTTTACAAATGTAGACAAGGACACTCATCTACCAGCTTCAATAGTGACTTTGGAAAGAAATTTTGGGAAGCAGTCACTGGTGTTGATTTGGCTACAACTGCTGTATGGACCACAGAACAAACATATGAAGCAGGAGACTTTGTAAAGTTTAATAATGGTAGATCTGAAACACTTACTATCAATGATACGTTCTTAGTAAACAGTTATGCAGGATTCAGTACAGACGTTGCTGTACCTGTACTCACAGATGCAATTATCAAAAAAGATAGCTTGTACGAAATACAAACAGCGGATAATTTTGAAGCAGAAGTTGCAGCAAGTACTAAAACATTTACTGTTACACTGCTTGGTGATGTTAATAGTGAAATAACATTTATCACTCCTAGTAACCTAGGTAACATCAGTTCTAATTATATTAGTACACTTTTAGTACAGGCAACATCAAGCGTAAGAAATGCAAAAGTAATCTATAGAGTAGCAGACGGAAAACTTCCTCCAGGATTAAGTTTATCATTTGATGGATCTATAAACGGAAAGATTAATCCATTTGGTGATGAAACAAAAGATGGCCTTACAACTTTTGATACTCAAGCATTTACACTAGACGGTAATAGTACAAGAATAGATAGAAAGTTTAGTTTTACAGTTGAAGCAAGAGATCAATTTGGATACAGTGCAAAAGAACAAGAGTTTACTATTGTTGTTGCAGATCCTGATAATAAAGTTTACAGCAATCTATTTGTTAAACCGTTTCTTAAAAAAGAAAAAAGACTTACGTATAATGAATTTATCAGTAATGTAGATATATTTGATCCTGAATTAATTTATAGACCAAACGACCCGTTGTTTGGAGTGCAGCGTAATTTAAAAATGCTTGTATATGCAGGCTTAGAAACAAGAGAAATTGAAAACTATGTAGCATCAATGGCTAAGAATCATAAAAGACGTACATACAGGTTAGGAGAATTCAAAACTGCATTGGCTAAAACACCTGGTACTAATGATGTTGTATATGAAGTAGTTTATGTAGAAGTAATAGATCCGTATTTGCCTAAAAAAGGAAAGGCTAATAAGGAAATAAAAATACAAACAAAAAATAAGATTAGTGTTGACCAATCTCAGTTTGGAGATGAAACTAAAACTGAGATAACACAATCAATAGCGTTGAGAGCAGGGACAGAAGCAAGAGCTGCTTTAGTAGATGGACAAGTTTTAGTAGAGCTTAGATCTAGAGAAGATAGATTAATAGGTGCCGATAATACTATTACGTTAGTGTTTAGGAACGGTACGACTGTTGATATTGTAGGAACACTACGCAGCGTAGGAGTTGATGATCCTGCTTCATTTAGTTTTAGACCAAACTATACCAATGTAATTAAAGTAGACACAAAAAACATTGATACAAGTCTATCAGAAAATACTACTCGTTACATTGCTAATTTAAGAAATATGCGAGATAATCTTGCAGAAGTAGGAGCGCCAGAAAGAAACTTTCTGCCTCTTTGGATGAGAACTGCACAGCCCGGAAGTGTACAAGAACTAGGGTTTACACCTGCTATACCGTTGTGCTACTGTAAGCCTGGAACTAGTGCTACTATAAAGAATTCTATAGATTTTTATAATTTCAATTTTAATCAGTTTGATTTTGATGTTGATAGATATATAATAGATGGTACACTAGGTAATAGTAATGAGCAGTACTTATTGTTCGCAAATTATCAATTCAACGTTTAAAGCAGATAAATACTTTTAGGAGAGCAAAAAATGGCCAGTAATATAAATTTTACAGATATAAACGAATTGTATCCTGTTGCAGGACAAGATAACGATTCACAGGGATTTAGAGATAACTTTAATTTAATCAAAGGTGGTTTGAATACTGCCAGCACAGAAATTAGTGCTTTGCAAACAAGCACAGTAAAAAAAGACAATACTGGCGGCCAGGACGATTGTGAATCATTCTCTGGAAACTTAGTAAAACAAGTTAATTTTATTGAAGTTACTGAAGAACCATATATATCTGATACTATAGATACTGCTAC